AGTGTGAGCCTCATAGGCCAGGGGCTCGACGCCGTCATGGTCGCGCAACCACTCAGCCGTCGTGAGAACCGCACGGCACCAGGTGTTCTTGGGGCGCCACACGGACGGTCCTGTGATGTACTCCCGCGCCGAACCAAGGTGATATGTCGGTATCTCCCCGTCGATGGGTTCCACGATGTAGTGGTCCTCGTTGAACAGGTAGAAGCGCTTAGGGGCACCCTTCGTGTTCGCGAGCGCAGTCAGTGACGCGCGCATGTTCGCGAACTTCTCGCTCTTGGGCTCAAGAGGAAGCGACCGGATTCCTGTTGCCCAGGCTGGCACGAATCCGACGATCCACACCTGGGTGATGTCGGGGCAATTGGCTAGAGAGCGCAGGGAGTAGCGCAGTTCTTCGTGGGTTCGGTTTGTTCCGCCCACGATGTACACGGCAGCAGTCACGGCGGCCTCCTTAATGAAGTTGTGGTGGTGAGCCCAGCCGACCGGGACGGAGGCTAGTCGCGTCCCGGCCGGCTGGTACTAGATCAGACTCCCGCGGACGAGCTCGAGGACTCGTCGACCAGCGGGTCCGGGTCCGTGAAGTTGACCTTCACGGCACGGATGAACTCGTACTGCACCTCGTCGGCGACGATGATCACACGACCGTCAGCGCCGGTCTTGGGGTCGGTGACCGGGGTGGCGCCGGTGAAGGCGTGCACCGTGGAACGGTCCTGCATGGTGTCGTCGCCGTAAGACCACACCTGCGTCACGGCAAGGCCGTCAGACGCGATGGTGGCACCTGCAGCAACACCACGGGGCACTGCGGGAGCAACGGCCGACAGAGCAACCGCCGTCTCGTGTGTGAAGTACGACTCGTCGTCGGCGAACGACGGCCAGTCGATGATGATGAAGCCGGACAGACGCCCGACCACACCATCGCGAAGTGCCTCGGGCAGTCCCGAAGCGTCGACTTCCTGGAGCTTGTCCAGGGTGGCGATGGACTCCGACACTGCCGAGCCCACAAGCCACATACGACCCGACGCGGGCACGGACGAGGAGTCCATGAGGCGCTTGGCACGACGCGCGACCTTGCGCGGATCGGCCGTGGCGTCTACTGCCGCCGGGTTGTACGTCACCTCGTGGACGTAGGTGGCACCAGCGAGCGCGCCGGCGATGGTCTCGTCAAAGTCCTCCACCATTGCGCGTACCTGCGGCGCCTGGACGTCGCGGACGTAGTCGACCTCGTCGAGCGTGGCCTCCTCCGGCGACAGACCCACACGCGAGTACGGGTGCCTGGTGAGCGCCACCTGGATCTTGCCCTGGACGATGTCGTCCACGACGAGGGTGTTGCGGGTGCGGAAGCCTGCGTCACGTGCACGCAGGATCGGCGGGCGCTTGATGTTGATCACATCGCCCTGCGCGCCCGAGTAGTCGGCAATGCCGTACTTGTGGACAAACAGGCCGGCGCCTTTGATCTCCTTGCGGAGAAGTTCGAGGGCGGTGCCTGCGAACTTTTCCGGGTTCTCGAATACGTTCGACATCGTGATACCTCCAAATGGTGTCAGTGGTGGCGCGCTGACCGTCCGATGCCGAACGGGGCGCAGTGTTACCTACGTGTGGCCTTCGCCACGATTTCTGCGGCAGTGAGTTCACTGACCCCGGGGTCGCCGCCACCGCGCAGGTTCGGGCGCGGGCGGTTGGTCGGGGGAGTGCCCTTGGTGCCGTTGTCGCCGTCGCCCTTGTGGCGTTCGGCGTACTTCGCTGCACGTGTAGCAATTTCCTCGGCGGTGGATCCGCCGATGAATTCGAGGTCTTCTTCGTCAAGGCCGTGCGCGATGACGGCCTTAAGTCGGGCAACCTCCAGTTCGTGCGACGTCGCCGACGTGCGGGCGTCGTCACGCTCCTTCTCGGTGCGTTGAAGGTCCGAGAGCTTGGCGTTCTCGACCTCGTCGTGCTTGGTCTTGAAGTCGTCGCGCTCGGCCTTGGTCCTGGAGAGGTCGCCGCGGGTCTTGGTGAGGAGATCCCACGCGCGCTTGGCGTCGAAGTCCTCAGCGGTCCAGGGCGCGTCATTGAGGCCGCCTGCGGCCCCATCGTCGTTGCCTGGGTCGTTGCCTTCCCCGTCCTGCGGGTCCGGCTTATCGCCTCCGTTTGGCTGGTCTCCTGGCTCGTTGTCGAACCGAATGAGTCCACGGTTGTACAGGTGCTGCCACTTCTTGATGTGCATGTGCCCTCCTGGGGCTTTGGTGCTGTGCCGTGACCTGCACGGCCGTCCCGCGACTGCGGGAAGATCAGGTGTTCGGGCCGTAGTTGACACGGCGCCGCGAGGGGGAGTCTTTGAAATCACCGCTGTCGCGCATGCGTTGAAGGACTGTGGCGGCGGTGCGAGGACTTCCCTCTTCCGTCGCTTCCTCCGCTGCGTCGTAGTACGAGTCGACGTAGACCTGTTCCGCCTCAGTGGGCTTCCAGTCGCCGTATATGGGCTCCACGGTGCATGCGCAGCGGTGGTGGTACGGATCAGGTCGCCCGGTCGCCCCCACCCAGCCCTGGGCCGCGTTCGGGTTAGACAGGGCACTTGCCTGGGACAGGTACGAAGGGCCGCGGGAGACGAGCATCGCGCAGAACGCGCACGGGTCGCCGTCAGACTTGCGTCGCCACCCAATAATTCGGGAGTCGGCGGCCGAAGACTCGGTGACGGTGCCTCGGGCGCCGGCGATGATCAGCCGGTGGGCTTCATCCATCATCTTTTGGCGGGCCTGCTCGAACGCAACCGTGTCCACCGTGCCGGATGCGATACGTGACTTCGTGCCCGCGATCGCGGTGGCGTCCATCGATGCGATGCCGCCGGCCAGGTCGATTGGTGGCCTGACGACTGGTCCCGATGTTGTGCCGAGCTCTGCGAACCGGTACTGGGCCAAGTAGGTCTCTGCCGCGTTGGCTTCGAGACCGTAGTTTGCGGAGAGAATCTCGGCAATGTCGCGCTGCCATGCAAGGCGGTTGCGGTCGAGGTTGTTGAGGTCGATCCGAGACCATGCGCGACGTAGGGCCGAGTCGGCGTTGGTCGCGAGCGCTATTTGGCTACGGCGTAGTTGGTCGGTGGCGATCGCGCCACGTTCTGTGAGCGCCATGGGCTACGGGATGGTGGGGTTTAGTGCTGCGGCCATCGCGGTGGCGGTGCGCTCGTCTGCGGAGGGGTGCTCTGCAGCGTAACGGCGCCATGCCTCGGCGGTAGTGCCGTCCACGTTCGGGATGCGGTCCCACAGGAGTTGCGGGGGAACGCCGAGCATGGTTGATGCCTTGCCCAGCGCGTCGACGGCAGAGGATAGATACGTGGCGTCGTCGTCGGACCACTTGCCCTTGACAGAGAAGTCAGCGGCGTCGTCGTCGCGGCCCTCCGCCCATGATGCGAGGCGGAGTGTGCGCACGTGCGAGGCCCCGAAGGCCTTCTTGCGATCGCCTACCTTGGCGCGCAGCGAGTGGCGGGCCTCCTGCAGGCCCTCGGCGGAGACGTTGATCATCTTGCCGAACGCAGTAAGGGGCGTCTGGGAGGCAGCGGCGACGGCTTCAAGGTCGGAGTCGTGCGCCTTGATGAAGGGCTCTAGGCTCGTCTCGTCGAGCGTGCCGAACTTAGTGTCTTCCGACCCTACGAGGATGTCGTCCTGGCGCAGGCGCATCTTCTCTTCTTCGCCCTCCTCCTTGGAGTCGGGCTCGTTGACGCCGGTGGCGGTGCGAATCTTCCATGAGTTGAAGTGCTGGGTGAGCATGCGGTCATAGTCGGTCTTGTTGATCCGCGCAAACAGCGAGATCAGCGGTTCCACCTCACCGGGAGCGCGGCCCTCGAGGTCCATCTCGTTCGCGTAGCGCACCACGGGCGGAACGCCCATGCCGTGCACGCTGTAATTGATGAACTCGACCTTGCCGCCGAGGTAGTCCTTCTCGCCCAGGTAGTAAATGGCATCCTCGTCGATGACGCGAATGTGGCGCGGCTTGTCGCGACCCTGAGCGATTACTCGCATTGCCGACTGGGGGTATTCGTCCTCGACAGGGTCCCCGTACATGGCGATGAACTCGCGGGGCGAGTGCGCGGTGATCGATGCCCCGATGTCGCCAGGGACAACCATCGTGTAGGCAAGCCCGTAGCCGAGCGCGGCGCGGTGCAGAGCGCCCTGCTTGGTCTCCATGTCGTTGCGGTCCCACGGCGCCCACATTGGACGCAGGTCGTCGTCCTGCTTTGCCGCGGCGTAGATGTTCTCCAGCGACATTGCCTGAGCACACGCCTGGACAACCAGCCGCGCCCACGGAGTGCGCGAGATCTGCTTGAGGTAGCTGATCTCCTTGTCGCGTGAGCGCTTGGTGACGATGTCCTCTGGGGTCCACCGCAACCATCCGTCGATGCGATCAAGGGACTTGCGTTCCTTGTCGAATGCCGGAAGAAGTTGCTCTTGGGCCAGCGCGATCACGGAGCTCTGTGACATCACCATGTTCGGCCTCCCTTCTTCTGGCGGGTGTTGAGGTAGAGGCGGCGCACCATGCGGGCACCGACCATGCAAATAGCGAGGTCAATCTTCTTGCGTGACTCGCGGTGTTCCTTGGCGATTGACATACCGACCTTGGTTGGTGTGCGGCGGGCGTGCAGGATGTGCTGGCGGAGTCGGGCATCGGCATCGTGGGTGAACGTGGCTGCTTCGATGTCGGCCTCTGCTTGGGCGACAGCAGCGACAAACTCCCGCTGGTTCTTTTGGATGGCCATGTCCCACATGACGGCGTGTCCGTCGTCGCGGCCGGTCCTGGCCCAGAGACCCAACTTCGTCTTGTACTTGCGGTGCCATTCGTCAAACAGGCCATCCCAGTACCGGGTGCCGGTCTCCTGCTCGAGGACGTGTGACGGGTCCCCCCAGAAAGCGACAACCCTGTACTTGTCGAAGGCCGCGTTGACTGCCGCGTCGACCTTCTCGCGAGAGACCTGCCAGCGTCGGCGTTCCTCGTCATTCAGGCGGGCGGGGCGCTGCCACATTCCCACCGTGAAGACGTGGCCGTCAGTCAGGCGGCATGCCACGAGTCCCGTCGCGTCGTCGGAGAGGGAACAGTCGAGAAATAGCACGACCGATTCGCCCGGCTCGACCTTGATGTCGGGGCGCGCGAGAGGATCCCAAGCCTGCGGTGTGGTCCACGCGTCCTCGGCACCGGTGATCTGGTTGTACCACTTGCGCCGCGACTCAGATGGAGGGTTCAGGGGGTTCGCGATCGACGCGATGATGCGCTTGGCGGTGAGCCAGACCGCGTCCCCGCGAATCGCCTTGAGCACCTCTGGCGCCGCCTCCACAGTGAGGGGAGCCTCCGGTGGAGCCTCGAGCGAGTCGTACATCAGCCCGAAGTCCATGAACTTAGGCCGATCCTCGTCTTCCTCCGCATCGGCGTTGCCCTGCGTGGCCTGCCACGCTTCACGCATGCGCTCAGCGACAGAATCTTCACCCGGACGGAAAGCGTTGAAGATGTCCAGGATCCGCGCGGGAGACTTCTCGTCGCGCTTGGCGGCGTTGCCCTCGATGACGCCGGCCATGTCGTGGCCACCGTTGGAGCTGTTCCAATTCTGAGTTTCGTTTCTCACGATCAGCGTGGGCCGGCCACCCTCGAGAGAGAGTGGCGAAGCCGTGACCGCCTGGGCTTGACGCGTGTCGCCCATCGCCCACACAGAGAGTTTGCCGACTGAAAAGCCGTACTCCCTGCGGGCCTCGGGGGAGACGAGGCTGGGCAGGAGCTTCATGGTGTTGCGGGTCTGCGAGAGTGAGACTGCGACGACTTCGACCCAAGCGTTAGGTTCCTCGCGGCCGACTGGGTGGTCGCCGTCGAAGTGGCTGAACTGCACCGGCCCGCACATCGACACTGGAATCAGCGACGCGGCGATGGGGTCCTTTCCCCACCCTTTGAGGCGCTGCAATGCGGCGGAGTGGTAGGTGAAGTCTCCGGTGGCGTCAACGGCGTAGAACCACAGCAGGAAGCGGGCTTGCTCGGCCGTGTACTGCCAAGGACCGTTGTTGCCACGGAGCCACTGACCCGTCCAGGCGAGCACGTCCCAGCCGATGGTGTGCTCGGGTAGCGCCCAGCCGTCGCTTTCCGACCAGTCCCACGTCGGGCCGATGCGGACGGGCTCCCAACGCAGATCCTCCGGCGGACGGGCACGCTCAATGAGTTGCTCGTAGTAGGAGATGATCTCGCGCTGCTCACCCTCGCGGTTGACGATCAGGGAGACCCCGTTACGCGGTTGCGCCATTGGCGTCGGCTGGCACTAGCCAGCGCACCTTCCCGTTCTCACGCTGCGAGTTGGCCTTGCCGCGCTGGGCTCCGGCGTCGACGTCTGCAAGCCTGAGTCGCGCCAGCATTGCGGCGTGGTGCGACTCGTGCTGGCGGATCTCGGGGATCAGAGGGTTCACGACGAGTTGCCCCGTCGAGCCGTGCAGCATGACGTCCATCCCGCTGAGTTCACTGCGCATCTCAGTGATGCGATCGCGCGAACGGCACGCATATTCCAGGGTCAGCAGCTCGTCGGGGCGCAGGCTGTACGCCTCGGTCACGCGGCGCCACAGTGAACGTCCCCCAGGCTTGAGTCCGTCGGGGGGAGTGGGCTTCGCGGGGCCGCTCGGAGCGGCGTCTTTCGATGTCGTCATGAGTAACCCTCCTGGGGCGCATTCGCGCCCACCTGGAGCGCTACAGGGTTGCCACGACGGTGTTTAGATCTGCGAGAGTGCGAGTGGATCCAGGCCACGGGATGCCGGTGATGGTCATGTACCGTCCCGTCGAATAGAACTCGATGCCGTCACCGCCGCGCTGTCCGCGTCCGGGTCCTGGCTCGAGCAAGCCAAAGATGTGGAGTCCGTCGCCCGAGGGGCTGACCTCCGTGAATGTCGGGGGGCAACGATCGAGGATCGTTTGCGCCCATGGCAGCAGCTCGCCGTCGACGAGGCAGTGGTCGAGGTCAATGCAACCGATGCCGTCGCCGAGGACGAAGCCGGTGCCCACTCCGATATGAGTGGCTGACTCGACCGCGGCGAAAGAAGACCACGTCTTCGCGTTCGTCGACGAAGCCAATGCTCCCGATGGTGTCAACGGGGCCTTGGTGACCTTGCCAGAGAAGCGGGGGACCGGCTTCCAGCGCACCCAACGGTTGCGACTCGTCATCGCTTCCGGCGGACGCTTCGCGCGGTGCGCCGCCACCCGGCAACGACCCGAGCAGAACTTCGGAATCCGGCCAGTGCCAGCAAGCTTGAGCGGGCGCGCACAACCCTCGCGGATGCAGGTGCCGTAATCGCTCATAGCACCCATTCTAGCAGGTACTTGTAACGAAAGGGAAGAGTTACCAGCGGGTTTATTGTGGGCCATATTCGGCGCAAGGCGTAGGAGGCTCGCAAAAATGTGCAGGTAGGTGAAGGTCGGCGCAAGGCTCAAAATGCCTGCTAGGTACCGCGAATCGCCGTTTTGGGGGTGGGAAAAATGGAAAAAAAGTGGCTCGCAGTTTTTGAACTGCT